CAATTGTTATATTCCTGCTCAAATCTCATAATGTCCTCCTTGGTGTTTCATACACCCTTAATTCCTTTTCAAAAAAAGAAAAAGAATTAAGGCTAGATGAAACTAGCCTGCTGTTAATTCACAACATCACAGCGATGGCAAACGCTGATGTATTCCTGCCACTTCGGGTCATTGCTGTCGATGGTGGAAGCAACGACGATGCAGGAATCATGCTCGGGATATTCCCGACGGAACATCTCAAGGGCACGAACTTGGTCGTCGCCGTAATAAAGATGTTCGGCCATCAATTTGCCTTGAAAAAAAGACTGTGTTCGGACGTATTTCATTTATGCCTCCTTTTCCCATGACGGGTCATAATCCAAACTGTAATTACGGGTCGCATTTAGCAACGCTATCAAGCGGTCAACAGCCGCCGTGTAATCGCCGCCACACATAAGGCGGTAAATCTCAAGAAGAGATAAAAATAGATGTTTGTTCATGTCGTCCTCCTATAACGTATCTTCTCTCAATTCGCCATCGAAATAATGGTCATTGGTTACGCTTGTGTAGCATTCGCAAAGGCCATGCTTTTCCTGTGCATCGCATATTGACTGCGTGCAGTAGTCTTCATCATCGCCGCCAAAGTAGCCGCAGAAGCCATCTTCATACTCTGCGTACATCATGTACGGATATAAGATCGTGAGTTTTGCCATGTTGTCCTCCTTTAATAAAAACAAAACAAATAAACAAAAAACAAAAAAGAAAAAAGAAAACCAAAGATCACTGTTAACATAGCTCCTTTGACTGTTACGCCATCGAAAAGCATGCTACAATAGTGCAGGATCTTCTTGCGTGGTTGTGGGGAGATCCTTTTCATTAGCATTCCTCTAGCAACGTTTCTAGTTGCTTTCTTTCCTCTTTGAGTCTGTCGACCGTATCGAATTCATAATTCAGATCGGCCATTTCTAGGTACCACAAGTAATCATCGATTGAATCGATTCTCTTTAAGATTTCCTGTCTTGTCATGTTTTCCTCCTTCAGCCTTCTTGGCTTTTTTCCTCTCCCGATAAGATCGGAAAAAGAAAAAAGAAAAGAAAGAAAAGGCCGTTTTTGGCGGCCTTAAATCTTCCATGCTTTTCCTGCGGCAAGCCTGCTTTGATAATCAAGCCCGACTTTTTCAAGCGCCCTGCAGATAATGTCGATCTCTGTCCGACCCCATCCGCATCTCTGCAGGTCTTCTGATAACCTGTCTGTATGGATTGAATACTCTGTATCTTCTTTGATGGCGATAATATCGCCGTTGCCTGCGACGTATTTTTCAGCGTCTTTTTTGCTTTCAGCAGGTACTACGATCTTGTAAGTATCTTTGTGATCGTCAAGATAAGCGAAATAGATGTTTAAATGTTTCATGTTGTCCTCCATAGCCTTTTTTGGCTTATTTCAATTCCCGATCGGATCGGAAAAAGAAATAAAACAAAAAAAGAAAAAAAGAAAAAAAGAAAAAAGGAAGCATTCTAGCAGGGTGAAAGTGTGCGCTGTCCTGCTTCCTTTTTATGGTGATTTTTGGAGGCTAGAAAAGCTCATCCTGTTAGGGGTCTTTGACTTACTTTCATTAACGCTGTATCGCAGACGGGCGGCCGCTCTTAAACGTACACAATGCATAGTCAAGCCACGCAACCGCAAAGCGTCATAAATGCGGCAGTACTAGAACGGTGCCTTCCACCTGTAAGCCCACATGGGGCGGTATGTTTTCAAAGATCTTTTTTATGCGACATCATGCCTATAAGGCTGTAAAGCTTTTAAGTGCTTTCATAAAGCTATGAATTAATCACTGCTTTATGAAGGCCTTTAAACGGGGTCGGGCAGGCGGTCGGGATGAGGCCCCGAAACCGCCGCCGATAGAGGCCCGAAACGGTCGGCCCGATAGGGTCGGGAAATGCTATTTTCGGGCCTCTTCGTAAACCGTCGGCAGGTCGTCCAATTGGACATCGCCTGCGACGCAACCGCCGTAGGGGTCATATACTTCGAAGTAGCCGCTTTTTGCCGTCGGCACGTGGTCGTATTTGATGCCGTAGCCGTTACACAAAAGCAGTATTATTGTGGTTATGATTTTAAACATTTTCGGGTCCTCTTAATGCGCATAGCATCCGATAACTTTAGCGGACCTGTTGAAGCATTTCGTGCATTTTTGGCAGGTCACATTATGGTCCATTTTTCCGCTTTCGTCGTATGCCCTGCAATATGTCTGAATGTGCAGGCCTGCCGCGTCATAATCAAAGGTGAGATCATCATAGACAAAAGCCTTGATGAACGGTTGGCGCTCGAATTCTTTAAACTCTGCGATGCCGTACTGATGCCAAACGGATATTAGAACTGTTATGTTTTCGGGCATGGTTGCGCCGTCGTTATAATCGGCGATCACCTGCCGCAGGGCGTCGAAGTTTTTTGTATAGAGGTAGAATTTTACCGAAGGGAAACGGGCCGCAGTTTTAACCCATAACAGAAGCTCTAAAGCGGTTTCGATCTCGCCGCTCTGATTAATGCGGACTATTTCGGGCTTATTTTTGGCCCGTTCGATCTGCTGTGCAAGTTCTCTAAAACTGCCCTCTATATCGGTTCTGAATGCGATTGTGTTGCGAGCGTGGCCGTCAATCACGGATGGGTAGCGATAGGATGCGCCGACATAGCAGTCACTTTCACAGCCTGCGCAATGGTGGCCGCAGGTCCCGACGACGTCGCCGTATCTGTCGGAATGAACGACAGAAGCGCCGTAAACTTTGGACCATGTCCAAATAGTACCGACTTTGATATTTCCTTTTTTGTTAAAACGTGCATTGTATGACATAACTTTTTTTTCCTTCCTTCTGCCCGTTCGGGCTTTATGGCGTTATCGCCTGTAAACCTTTGAAACCATTCAAGGGCTTACAGCCGACAGCGGCGGCGGCTGTTAGAATGTAAAACCGATATAAACGACGGTGGACCCCTTCAATAGGCGGCTGTAACTGATATCATCGAAGCGGCCGCAGATATACTTTTTTTCGGTCCTGTTGTAGTCGTCTTTGATAAACACTTGTTTTTCTGTCGGTTCTTCGATCGGTTTCAAAGTGAACCATTCGCCCTTTTTAAGATCTTTCAATGTTGTTTTTGTCATGTTGTCATCCTTCCTTTCAATATGTCGGGCCCATGTCGGGGGGTCCTTACGTCTATAATGGTAAACTATGTCGGGACAGCCTGTCAACAATTATTTTTCAATTTGTTCAACTTTTTTTCGGTCCGTCGTTTTCTATCCTTATTAATAGCGATTTCGTTTTTTTTCATCTTCGGACCGTCTGCGGCTGTCCTGCGGTGCGATCTCTTCCGAAGGGCGGCGGCATCTCGTCGGCGGTCCTTTTGAGCTGTCATGGGGTGCGGCTGTCTTCCGATCTGCGGCCTGTCTGCCTGCGGTCCTGTGCGCTGTCCGATCTGCGGCGGCTGTCTGCCTTCGGTGATCTGCCTTCTGTGGTCCTGCTGTGGCCTGCCTGCTGTCGTGCTGTCTGCGGTCCGTCTCTGCCTGCCATCGGCGGTCGCCTTCTGCCGCTTCTGTTGGTCCTATGCGGTACCGTCTCACGTTGTGCCGTTTTGGTCCTATATCGGACCATTTCCGAAACCGCCCCGATATGGTCCTATATGGTACGATGCAGGGGGAACGGCGCAGGGGTCCCTCTTTCTCGCAGACCGCCTTTTACAAGGGTTTCACCATACCGAAAGTAAACAAAAACGTGAACACATCCACGCTTTTTCATGGTATTATGGTATTAGGAATGACTATGTAGAGAGGCCATTCCTTTTCTTTTTCATGCCGACAAGCTTATTCCTTTCTTTCGTATTTCCCCTTTTCGACGAAATGCCATAGGTTATTACCCAATCATGCTTGTCGGCTTTTTCTATAGGAGAACGATATGACGAAAAGTCTTCGTGAGCTTGCAGAAAGTGCAGGCGTAGATCATGTAACCATATTGAACATCATCAAAAGGCGTGGGTTTGATTCTAAAACCCTTACAGATGAGCAAGCGGATATCGTTTACGAAGATGCAAAGGAGACCGCTATGCTTACCAAGACGACAAAGGAAAAAGCTTCCAAATCGAGTAAGGGATTTAAGCCCAAGCTTCGTCGGATCGATGAGACTGACGATTCTTCCGTATTAGCCATGCTACAGGACTGCAAAGAGCAATACGTTAAGAACGAAGGTTTCATTCAAAGACTGCAGTATGAGATAGACCAACAGGATAGTCTAATGCATGGCAATGGCAACGGCACCCTCTCCGCCCTTCCGCAGTTGACCATCATGGAGAAATATCTCAAGATCAACATCTCACTAAGAAATCAGATCGTTGCTCTAGAAGAGGAGGTCGGAAGGCGTGCAGAACCACGCAAGGAAGACGATCCATTCGAGTAACCCATTCCTGCAATATCTCGAGGACGTTGAAGAGCATCCACGTTACTATTCACCCGAGATCATTGCGCAGTGCGAACTGCAAAGGGAGATGCTCCGTAAATTTGATTTCTTGGAGGAAAAGGGGCGACATTGTGTTGAGTGGATCGAAAAGTACTGTATCTTGGTTGAAGGCGAAAACGCAGGCAAACCTGTCAAGCTCCTCCTATGGCAAAAGTGGGTCATCTACTCCATACTCTGTTTTTGGGGCAATCTCGAAGTAGAGGAGTTCGATGACAACGGAAACCAAATCGGTCTTGTGAAAAAGTATGTCCGCATCGTCAATGACGTTCTTATACTCATTGCGAGCGGCAACTCCAAGACCACATTCGTTTCATTTTTAAACCTGTACTTCATGTACCACGATATCCTTCCAAGTGCGAAGATCTATATCGGATCCAATGCCTACAAACAGTCTCGTCTGTGTTTCGATAACACGATGAAGATCATTAAGCGTAACAAGGCATTAGAGAAGTACGCAAACATCCGTGCCTCCATTGGCGAGATTGAGATCGAGAAGAAGAACTCCAAACTGATCGCAATGTCCTCGGATGGCACAAACTTTGAAGGCATTATTCCTGCAGTATTGATCCTCGACGAGATCCACGGAATGCGGACATCTAAATACGCCGATGATCTGCGCAAGAGTGTTAAGAGATCGGATAGTTTGACTATCGAGGCCTCTACGGACGGTACGGTCCGTGGCGGCTATCTTGACTCCCGTAAAGAGCTTGCGCATGCATTACTGTTTGGGAATAGCGAGGTAAAGGACTATCGTAAGTTTTTTGCGATATATAGGCAAGAAAGTTACGACGAGATCATCGAAGCCTACAACAAGGGAGACATCGGCATCTTGAGGAAGTCGAATCCGTCTCTCGGTGTAGCGGTCTCGGTGGAA